GGTTGGAATGTATCCTGACCCACTGCACGAACCATCTGTAGAGGAACGTATGGGCAATAGAATAATCCAGCGTCATAAGGTGAAGTACCCTTATAACCAATAACATAGTACTGTGTTGCAGCACTGTTTGCAGCAAATGGATCGATGTAAACTCTGTACTTACCGTTGATCACACCAGCAAATGTATTACCTGTGTCATCTACATTTAAGTTAGCGTTAAGTGCAGGGGTGTAATCTAGAACACCAGCCATTGTAAGTGCAGAAGCAACGTCAGCAGAGCAAAGGATGATGTTACCCTTTCCACGACGAGTTCTTTGTGCAATAGCGTTTGCATCTCTTTCGATCTGGAATAGAAGTCCTTTGAACTTCTCAACAGACCATCTACCATTTGAGTCAACATCTAAGTTGAATGTACCAGCAGATGCTACGTTAACCTGAGCACCAGTCTCAGCAGTTTTGTAGATTGTTCTGATAACTTCTCTGTTGATCTCAGCAAGAATCTCAGTTGATAGAATGTTTGCTAACTCAGCCTCAGCGTTCAATCCGTGGATTGCCTTAAGGTCTTGAGCCAATTCTAAACTGTACTCTGCCTTTAGAGCTCTTGACTTCGCAGTCACAGTAACCTTCTCGATTGAGAAAGCCATTTCGTTGAAGGACTTGCCAGACTCACCTAAGTTTTCTGACTCGTCAGTTCTCATACCTTGACCGACATCATATGCAACCTGTGTCGCATCAGTTGATGGGTTAAGGGCGCCTGGGTTAGATCCTGACTGTGCAGTTGTACCTAAACCAGTAGAAGCATCAACGAAACCATTTGAATTTCCATTCTGTGAAGTTTGTCCAGAGAATGCTGAATCTGGTTCGTTGAATAATGCCTCTGTTCCAAGCATGCTGTTGGCATTTGTGCCATCAACAAATCTGGATCTCATTGCAAAAATGAGTCCTGTTGGAGCATTCATTGGCTGAACGCCAGCAAGGTCATATGCGACCAAGTTTGGCATTGCTCTTCTTATTAATGAAATAAGAACGGGGTCGAAACCAGCAACAGGGCCAGTTGCAGTTGCACCAGCAGAGAAACCTGCTGATGATCCACTATTTGTGCTGACTGTTGGGGCTTCTGAGAGGAATGCTTTTTCCTCGCTTAAAAATCTTTCTTGGTTCTCGAGCAAGACAGCAGTAACCGCTTTACGATGGTTATCCTTGATAGCATCAATTCCATCATGTTCTAAGAGGGGCTTCCACTTCTCTTGCAATTGTTCTGCGTTGTTGAACATTTGCGTTTTTACCTAATAGTTTTACGTTTGATTAATTAACAAGTTGAGATCACTGTTTAGCTGCGTTGGATAGTGCCTGCATGTATGCTGCCATGTTACCAGAAACATCTGGAGTTGCAGCCTCTTCGTTTAACACTTCCGACTCACTTCTCTTAGGAGCAGCTTTAAAGTATGACTCTTTAAGAGTCGTTAACTTCTCCTTATAAGATTCTTCACTTTCAAACTCAACACCTTCGGCAAGTGAAGCGAGCTTTTCCTTCTGAGTGGTCGATAGACCTTCAGAAACATCGGAAAGGATGTTACCACCTGTTGCCTCTGAGAGACTCTTTGTGATAGCAATATTTTTCTCGATTTGCTCGTTGAGTTTTGATTCCATTTCGTCAAGTTTGTCTACCATATTCTCAACGACATCATATTTATCTTCAGGGATTGTTACATAATGTTCTTCAAAAAGACCACGCATTCCTTCAAGGAATGATTCGGTCATCTCGGTTCTAAGACCACGCTCTACTTGGAGTGCGTTTTCTTGTAACCACTCATCAGCAACGTACTCTAAGTAAGAGTCAACGCGCTCAATGAGTTCGTCTTTCATGCCTTCGACCTCTTCTACGAGCTTTGCTTCGTAGTGAGCTTCCATGGCTTCTCTAAGTTCGGTAACTTTAGACTTTAGAGCAGCCTCGAAAATTGTCTTGGCTTTTTCTCTAAACTCTTCGGAAAGTTCCTGGCCACCGAGAAGTGCATTAACATCATCATCGATGTCCACTTCGTCAGTGATTTCTGGGAGTTCAGTAACTTCTTCTTCAGTTACTTCTTCCTCAGCGACCACTTCCTCTTCTGCAATCTCATCCTCAGCGATCACTTCTTCTTCAGTTTCAACTGCTTCTTTTTGTGATTTAGCCATGACGCCTTTTACTGATTTAAGATTTGCTGCATATGAACCTTCACCAGCTGGATCCTTTAATTTATTAGAATCGTCATCTGGTTTGTTGTTTTCTGGAGTTGGGCCACCGAGATCCTCATAACTCACGCCTGCCATGGTTTGCATGGGTTCAGCGGGTTTAGCACCAGCGGTTACGGCGTTCTCCATTTCTTGTAAATTTTTCCCACGGGACATTTGAACTCTCCGATTTACCTGTGTATAATCTGTATTTATTTATAAATTAAAGATTTGCTAAGAAATCTTCAAAGACGCTTAATTTCTTTTCGTCTAATTTGTTTTGATCAACTAGAGTATTGATCTGTTTGTATGTTTTAGTTGCAAGTCTTTCACGAAGTATGCCACCATCCCATACCCAATCCTTACCTTCCATAATGCCGTCTACGAAAGCATCTGGAGCTGAAGGATCTGCAACGATATCCGCAGCAGTAGCAAGAGTAAAATCTTCTCCTACCACACTGTATCCTTCGTTAGTTTTATTTAAAGATCCCACACCTCTTGATGAAACACCAAGTTTAACACCCTCACCTAATAAATTAGATGCTATTTTACCCATTGGTGTGCTGAGAATCTTTGCTTTTCCTATAAAATTATTTCCACTTTCTTTAAGAGAAACAATTTTATGTGATACTCTGTCAAGATTAACAGTCGGGCCGTCAGGATGACCCAACTCCCCAAGAGCTCTACCTTTTTCGACAAAGTTTTCATTGTATCTATTAACTTCACGTATTAACGTTTGTTTTGGATACAATCTACCATTACGATTTTTCATTTCACTTTGAAGGAAAACTCCTTCAATATAAAGGTTTTTCTTACCGCCACGATTTTCAACGATAACTTCAACCTGTTCGATTTCTTCCGTAATAAGTTTCATCAGGCCGCTCCTGTTGTTTGAACTTGTTGTGCATGCATTTTTCCAGTTCCAGTATCAGTTCTTGCAGCAACTGTTAAGGTTCTTCTTAACTGTCCTGCTGTCACAACTGCATTGTCGGAGTTAAGAGCTCGACTATCATGATCAATAGTTATCTTAGCACCAAACTGTGCAAATCCAATAGTTCTCTGCTCTTGAATTGAAACAACTTTTCCAGTTGTGTTAAATCCTGTAACACCAGTAATACCAGAGACGGTGACAACATCATCCACTCGAAATGGATTACCCATTCCCTCTGGGAGTGTGATAACTGTTGCAGCTCCTTTTGTTATTGCACCAATTCCAATTGAACTTGCTCTACCTAATGATAAAGTAGCAGAAGTTCCTGCTGGAACAAAATAATCAGATGTAGTAGCAGTTGCGGTTGTGCCGATTGCTACATGAACATTATTTCCTGTTGGAACAACTCTTAAAGTGTCAGATTGAACTGTAAATTGCACTCTTGTCGATGATGTTCCTGTGGTAAGTGTCTGTGAATCACCTACTGGTTGATGTGCCATTACTCTTCCTCTTCGTATTCTTCATCATTATCAAGTTCACCAACTGTATCTGTTTCTGCTTCCGCTTCCACATCATCCTCAGTTTCAACCTCATAACCTAACATTGCATTTGCAACAGGAGCCTTAAGTGCATCGACTCTTTCACCAGCCTTTGCAAATAAAGCAGTTTTTATTGAATCACTGATTTCAGATGGAGATTCATCCGCAATAATCAAATTCATTAATTCATCCATTAGATAAAAATCCTATACCTATGTTTTATTTATATCTCGCCACCTTTAAGATCTGGTGTGCCTGGAGAAGCAGGATCATCAGTGCTGGAAGTATCAATACTTTCTTTACCACCCTCAGTTTGAGTTTTTCCTAAATTTTGTTTTGATGTACGAGGTTGAGATTGTTGTGACATTGCTTCTGCATCTAAGAGTTGTTGTGCCATCATCATCTCCTGTTCGTTTGGTGGTATAATACCAGCTTCTTTTTCTGCAATAATCATTTTATTTTCCTCTACAATTTCATCATCAGTTTGACGTAAAATTTTACGACGAATGTAATCAACAGAATAGTATTTTCCAATATAAGGATCAGCAGTTGCAACAAGTCCAAGTCTTTCTTGCATCAGTTCTGCTTCTTTTAACTCTGCAAAATGATTATCATAGAGGTAATCATATTGAATATGATCACTCATTTGTTCCCACTCCTCTGGAGTTACAACATTTTTAAGAATTAATTGAGTTCTAAGTATATCATGAAAAAGATTACTAAATCTTTTTCTCATTCTTCCAACAAACTTACTAAATTTAAGTTCATCTCTTAATACCTCTGATGAACGACCTAAACTGAAACTTGCATTGTCAGCCATGCGAGACTCAGGAACATTTAAAGATCTTAAAAGTTTCTTTTGGAAATACTCTACGTCTGTAAGTTCTCCTAAGTTTTGTCCGCCAGGCAATGTTGATATCTCAGTTCCACGACCACCCTCTCTTCTTGGTAGCCAAAAATCCTCCATCATTGACATGTATTTTTTGTCGTCACGAATTTCACCAGTTGCCGCATCATAAGTTAATTTATTACGATATCTCGCCATAACCTCACGAAGATATTGTTCTGCCTTGGCTTTTGGTAAGTTACCAACATCAATATAAAATATCCTTCTTTCTGGAGCTCTTGATAGTCTGTATATCACAAGAGCATCTTCGATCATACGAAGTTGATTTAGTGACTTGATCGCTTTCTGTAGATATGAAAGAACCGTATGTTTATTACGATCCACTAAACCTGATGTGCAGTATGCAATCGCATCTTTCGCGAACTTGACCGCATCTTTTTGTTGTCCTGTGACAGCAACAGATCCGTATTGATTTTTCTGATATGAATTTGGTGTGTATATAAAGTATTCGGTTAAGCCTGGAAATTCAGCATCAAGTGGATTTGATCCCTCTAAGCCTGGTCGATTATTATTTGCATATTGTATTGCGTTTGCACCACCTTTTTTCTTTTGTTCTCTCACATACTTAATCTTAAGTGCATCAATATATCTAAGTTCCTTAATTCCCTCTTCTGGTCTGTCTAAATCTATAACTTTGTGATAATATATTCTTCCATCCACGTACCAATTACGAAATATCTCATGAGACTTTTTATCAAAGTCCAACATTTCTTTAATATATTGAAACTCTCCACGAATAATATCTTTAATTTGAGGCCCTACATTTAAATTTTGAAGATCAATTTGAATTGGTGAATCATTTTGATCTGCAACTATTGCTTCAATCAATATATCTTCTATTGCAGCATCAACTTCTGGATGCAATGCCATCTCACGATATCTACGAATTAAATCGTATTCGGTTTTAAATACGCCCTCTACATCTAAATATTGACCATAAAATCCAGACGACAAAAAGTAGTCTGCACCGTCCTCATTATTTTTGGGGACTGGTGAGACTACTGTTTCTGACGGTTTCTTATATGAATCGTCAATCGAGAAACCAAAAAGTTGTGCCATTGTATAATTATACCTTTACTGGTATTTATATTATATCCTAAACTAGGATTATAATCAACCTGAGAATGTTCCTGTTCTTCCAGCTGTTTGTGAATTGTTAGCGTTAGTGCCTAATCCACCTTCAACAGTCCAGAATAGGTAGTTGAATGTTACCTGAAACTCTTCAATCTGATCAGTTGCACCATAATCTAGAGGAATAGAACTTACTGTGTTTGGATAAATTCCTTCAAAATTATACTGTCTTAAGATTGGAATTCCACGACTACCTATTTCATCAGTAGCAGCATTCTTAGCATTTCTACCAAGTTGGAAAACTTCAGCCTTTGTTTGGTAATCGGCTGGGTTGATATCTCCACCAGCAAACTGTAAATCATTGATTAAGTTTGTCCATTGTTCCATTGCATCTCTGATGTTGAATTTCTGATCATTGATGATGGTTACTGTCCAAGGATCAAATGTGCGATCCCCAGCGACAGGAAGAACACGACCTCTAAAGGGAACAGGAATGTTCCCTATATTTGAGGCTGGTATCTCAGCTGCCTTAATCATAAATCTCATATCAGCATCGACATCTAGTTCACCAAATACACCGTCTGGTAATGTAATATTAACTTCAAAGAGATTAGATCGAGCACCACCTCCAACCAATCTATCTCTAAAGTTGGTTATACTTCTCTCAGAGAAATTTCCTAAAGTTGCCATTTTTTTTTAACTCCTTTTGTTATTTAGTGGGATTTAATTAAACTCGACCAACGACTTCAGAGAAGCTAACTCCTGTTCTAGTCGCGACGAATGTAAGACCGATGAAGTTAATCGAACGAGCAGGCTTGATAAAGATATCAGCCTTAAACTCATTTGCATCAATGACATCAGGTGTATTGTTTGTTTCATCACAAATAACTAAGAAATCTGATAAACCTCTCTTTGATTGAACTCCACGAAGGAATGGTTCAACAATATTACGGAAGTTTGCTCTTGTGATTTCATCATTAAACTCAAAGAGTTGAGTTCTTGCAGCAATCTCAATTCTCGCTTCTAGATTTAGGAATAAACGACGAACGTTAATTCTATCGAAAGCAGATGCAATTGCAAGTCCTGTCTTATCACCAAATAGAAGGAATCCACCGCCAGGTGAGAAGATTACTGGGTTAATTCTCTTGGTGTATAAAGTATCTCTCTGTACTTTATTTGGATTGTATGCCAACTTAACTGTATTAAGTATGTTTCCTCTTTGAGGGCCAGCGGGTGAGAACCAAGGGA